AGTGTCAAAGCTTATAACATCAGAGCTAAAGATGCAGAGACTAAAATAATCCCTGTCAAACGACAAACTCAAAAAGGTTCATCTTTTGGTATTCATAGAGTAAGATCTAAGATGGGTAGAGCTGCTGCACAATCTGAGGAGAGGGGTAAATTACCAAGCCCTTTGCCACCTTTAGAGCGTTTATTCAAAAGGGATGTTCAACGAGGAAAAATAGATGACTACAGATTGACTAAGATGTATTTAAAGAATAAACTATCAGATGTAGTCAAAAAGAAAAATGAAGGCGGAATAATGAAACGTAAAATGTTAACAGGTGGCCAAGCTAAATTGGACAAGAATAAAAATAACAGAATTGATGCTGAAGACTTTAAAATGTTAAGAGCAGAAAAATCTAAAAAGAAACCTATCAAAGCTGTGCTTGGTACAATAGCAATGGGTGCCATGGCTGCAAAAATGCTTAAAGGTAAAAAGAAAAAAGCAACTAAAATGCCAGGAGCTGGAGGTGCAGTAGGAGCAGGCATGTTACCTGGTATGTCCGTTGCAGATCTTTACCAAAAAAAATTACAAGGAAGAAGAAAAGGTGGTATGGGAGATAGTATCATCGATAGACAATTTAAAACAAGAAGACAAAAACAAGATTTACAGGAGAGAAGACAAAAAGAAGATCCAATGAGAGATCGAATGAAACAACCTTTAAAAAGAACTTTAAAAACAATAGGTAGAGTAATAGGTAGAGATAGAGGTGGCATGTATCTATCTGATGAAAAAGTTAAAAAAGTTTTTCCAGAAAAAGACGCTAAAAGAAGAGCTAATATTCAACAACTAGTAGGAGGAGATAGAGTATCTCCAAAGAAAAAAGATCGTTTTATGGAAGGTCAAAGTGCCAGAAGACGTGAAATAGTTAAAAAAGTTTTAAGAGCACCTACAAGACTTACACCACAAGGTGCAGTAGCGAGAAAAATTGCTGACAAGGTTCGTGGTAAAATGGCAGGTGGTATGATGAAACCTATGAAAGCTGCAGGGGGCGCTGCAATAGGAGCAATCAGTGCTGGAGCAGGAGCTATCGGTGCTGCTGCTTTAAGAGCAAACAAAAGAGAGTCTGATAAAAAGAAAGCGCAAAAAGCAGGAAGAAGAGATGCTGCTAAAGTTCAAAAGAAAATGATGGGTGGACCAATCCGTAAAGATAGTCCTAAAGCTCAAAAAAGAGAGATGCTACCAAAAAAACCTAAAACAAGAGGTCAGGCATCGGAGATAAAAATGATGGGTGGTGGCATGATGATGAAGCGACCTATGATGAAAAAAGGCGGAAAAGTAAAAGATGTTAGAAAAGAAAGAGCGCTTAAAAGTCAAAAAAAAACATCTGATGCAATAACAGGATTCTTTAATAAAGCTACATTTGGATTAACAAAACCTAAAGGCAAAATGGGTGGCGGTATGATGATGAAACCCATGGGTTACAAAGCAGGTAAATCTGTAAAAGTAAAATGCAAACTAGGTAGAAACAAACCTACAAAAATGTATTAAGGGGGATCTATGTCCCTCAAAGGTTTGTTCCAACTTGGGAGAAGACTTCTAAAAGGCAAGAAGGAATCAGCGACACCGACTACTGGACAACAGCAAAAGCTTCTAACTTACGAAGGCAAGACTGCACAAGAGACTGGTCTTGAACTTGCAAAAAAAGAAATATCCAATCCACCAGTAAAACTTAATAAAACAAAACCATTATACATGGGAGATAACGTAGCTCCTGCTTTTGGTTCATCTACTTATGATTGGGCGATGAGGATTGGTTCTGGAAGATACACTGCAGATGAATGGTTGAATCATTTAACATCTACTAGAAAAGTAAACTTTAAAGTTTTTGGTAAACCATCCACAAGAACTGTACGAGATCAAAAAAGATTCAAATATGATTCTGGCCCCTTTGCCGGTAGAGAGGCGAATGTAACAAAGGAAGAATTATTTGATTCAAATATTGCAACATTTGATGAGGCAGGAAACCTGACAGGTGGCTTATTAGCTGCAGCCAAAAAATTTGGTATTAAGTTAGATGCTAATGAAGTTGGTAACATGATCAAGTTAAATCCAATTAACAGACTAAAACCAGTTGAGTTAGGTGTTCCAAGTGAAAGTTATGCTAACTTTGCGAAAGTTGCTAAAAATGCGTCTCAACAATTAGATGACATTTCAGATAAATATGCAAATAGTCCAGGAGTAAAACAAGCATTAGAGGACGCTGCCTATGCCTTAAGAGGTCTAGAGGCAGATGCTTTATCAGAATCTGCTAATAAAGTTATACTTAGAGAATTTACAGCAAATATTAGTAAAGCAAAAGGATTTACTAGAGAATTAGGTGCTTCAGATTTTAAAAAATTAAATAAAATTTTAGGTGAAGTAGACGGAGCTAATGCAAAGATTGTAGGTAGAAATGTTAAAACTCAATATGGAAACGAATCACAATATACTTTTCAAGGCGGTAAAGATTACAGAGAAACAATTTTTAGATTAGATGAAGCGATACCAACTAATAGTTCACCTTTAAGATCTCCAAGTCACTTTTCTGATGCTGGCACCAACCAAATCTATCACGTTAGATTTGATACAAGATTTACACCCGATGGTAAAAAAGGATTTTTTATTCATGAAATACAATCTGATGTTAACCAAAATATTGCAAAACAATTAACAAAGTCTCAACAACTAAGCACTGAGTTTAGAAATAATCCTTTCCAAAGAGATATTGAATTAGGTTTATTAATGAATCAAAGGCAAAGATTAACTGGTTTGTTAGATGAAGCCGTAAGAAGCAATGACAGCAATTTAGCAAATACAGTCACAAATCAACTTGCTAAGACAACTACTGAGATACAAAAGATTGCAGGTAAAACAAGACAGTTTGATTATTTCCCAATGGTAGAAGCTGATCAATATGGTGATCATGCATTGAAATATTTGATGAATAAAGCTGCGAAAATGAATTATGATTTTGTAGCCGTTGCTCCTTTTGACAAATTAAGTTTTAGACAAGGCTATAAAGCTGGTAATGAAAGATTTTATGGATATGCAAGTGGTAAGGGAATTAATAGAAAAGGGACATCAGTCATGGCAAACGTAATGAAAAAAGCTGCTAGATTCTACGATTCGAAGGCAGGACCTATCAAAATTTCTTTATCAGATCCCGCTAAACCATTTAAAAAAATAGAAACTAATACTTTCACCTATCCTAGTACACATACTACGTTAGGAGGCAAGAAGTTAAAAAGCATATATCATTCAGAAGCTAGAAAAACTCAAGAACCAGGCTTGAAATTTATAGAAGCATCTAATCCTAACTTGTATTTTGATGCTTTTGCAGTTAAAGTAAATCCTTTAATGAAATACACTCAAAAAACCTATAAACGCTTTGGGGGCTTGGTAGTGGATATGTTTAAACCAATAGGGTACAATTAGAAATGGCTATCGAAAAGAATAATGAAACTGTTGTAACTGAAGAAGATAAGGTTGAAGAAACTGTTGAACAACCTGATGGTTTACCAGTTGATGTTACCATCGAGGGCGAAGAGACAATAGAGGAAAGACCTCAAGATAATTTCAATGCAAACCTTGCAGAGACTATGGATGAGAGAGTTCTTAAATCTATGGCATCTGATCTGATGCAAGAGTACAAAAAAGATAAATTATCAAGAAAAGAATGGGAAGAAACTTACATAAAAGGTTTAGACCTTTTAGGCACTAAATACTCTGAAGTCACTAGACCGTTTAAAGGTGCATCTAATGTTACTCACCCACTTCTTGCAGAATCTGTAACTCAATTTCAAGCACAAGCCTATAAAGAATTATGTCCGTCTGACGGTCCTGTTAGAACTCAAGTCGTTGGATTACAAACTCCTGCGGTTGAGCAACAGGCAACTCGTGTTAAAGAATACATGAATTATTTATTAATGGAGGACATGGAAGAATACACAACTGATATGGATCAAATGTTATTTTACTTACCTCTATCAGGATCAACATTTAAAAAAGTTTATTATGATCAAATACTTGGAAGACCTGTTTCTAAATTTATACCTGCAGAAGATCTAGTAGTTCCTTACTTTGCTTCAGATTTAAAAGATTGTGAGAGAATTACTCATGTTATGAAAATGACACAAAACGAAGTTGTTAAAAAACAAGCAGGAGGATTTTATAGAGATATAGAATTAATACAGTCTAATCAAGAACCTGATGCTTTACAAAAAAAATTAAATGAGATTGAAGGTATCAAGAGAACTGGCGATGATTATTTACATACAATTCTTGAAATGCATGTGGATTTGAATTTAGATGACTATGAAGATTTTGATGACAAGGCAAAAAAAATTAAAATTCCGTACATAGTAACGATAGATGAAGGATCTAGTGAAATATTATCTATCTATAGAAATTATAAACCTGATGATCTTGGTTACGCAAGGATTGAATATTTTGTTCACTACAAATTTCTACCAGGATTAGGTTTTTATGGTTTTGGTTTAACGCATATGATTGGTGGATTAAGCAGAGCAGCGACACAATCATTACGACAACTGATAGATGCAGGTACATTAAAAAATTTACCTGCAGGATTTAAGTCTAGAGGTATCAGAGTAAGAGATGATGACCAACCAATACAACCTGGAGAGTTTAGAGACGTGGATGCACCAGGCGGAAACATTAGAGATCAGTTTTTTAATCTGCCATTTACAGAACCAAGCACTACATTATACAATCTTTTAGGTTTTGTTGTGCAAGCTGGACAAAAATTTGCTGCAATTACAGACAGCAACATAGGAAACGACTTACAAAACAGAGCGGTTGGAACTACTATTGCCATGATGGAACGTGGTTCACGTGTAATGAGTGGTGTTCATAAGAGATGTTACTACGCAATGAGGTTAGAATTTAAAATTTTAGCAAGAATTTGCCAAGAATCTTTACCACCAGAGTATCCTTATGAAGTTTATGGTGGTCCTAGACAAATAAAAGCATCAGATTTTGACAATCGTGTAGATATTTTACCTGTTGCTGATCCAAATATTATGTCAATGGCTCAAAGAGTAACTTTAGCACAAACACAATTACAAGTTGCCTCGTCAAATCCGCAAATTCATAACATACACGAGGCTTACAGACGTGTTTATGAAGCTTTAGGTACTAAACAAATAGAAACTTTATTAAAACCTGCACCAAAACAGCCAGAACCAATGGATCCTGCTAAAGAAAATGCACGAGCATTACAGATGCAACTGTTAACAGTGTTCGAATTCCAAGATCACGATGCACATTTGACTGCACACATGGCTTTTATGAACTCTAGAATGGTTCAAATTAATCCACAAGTTTATGCGTTGTTACAATCACACGTTTCTGACCACATTTCTTTTAAAGCAAGAGCTGAAGTTAAAATTATGATGTCCGATGATCCAGAGATGGCACAAATGGCACAACAAAATCCACAAGCTTATCAAATTATATTTGATTCAGAGGTTGCAAAGAAGGCTGCGCAGATAACTAATGAGTTAGTACAAGCAGAAATGCAATCTAATGCTGCCAAACAAGACCCATTAGTAAGAATTAAACAACAAGAGATAGATTTAAGAGCTATGGACATGCAAAGAAAAGCTGAAGAGACTAGAATGAAGCAAGAATTAGAAAATCAAAAAGCTGGAGCTAATTTACAATTCCAATATGATAAGTTACAACAACAAGATGAGCAATCTGATGAAAGATTAGAAATAGCGAGACAGAAACTTGAGAAAAAATAAAGATCCAAAAGTAGGCACAGGTAAAAAACCAAAAGGTTCGGGAAGAAGATTGTATACAGATGAAAATCCAAGAGATACGGTAAGAATTAAGTTTGCTACACCAGCAGATGCAAGTGCAACTGTAAGAAAAGTAAAAAATATTAATAAACCTTTTGCAAGAAAAATACAAATACTCACAGTAGGTGAACAACGAGCTAAGGTTATGGGTAAATCTCGGGTAGCAGCAATATTTAAAGCAGGTAAAAATGCGATCAGAAAGACAAAACGTTAGAAAAGGACTAAGTGGAGGAGTTAAGTTTGGGCCACCACCCAAAAAGGGACCAAATCCACAAGGAATAAAGATAATGAGGTCTAAAGATGGTAAGAAAAGGTTACGAAAATCTATCAGAAAAAAATAAAATAATATTTTTAGCTGGTGTTTTTGACGGAGAAGGAAGTTTTGGCATTTGGTCAAAATGGAAGAGACAAAAATACCTTGCATGCTCAGTTGAAACAACTGATAAAGATATGGTCACTAGATTTCACAAATTTTTTGGTGGCTGCATGTATCCTTGCAAAAAAAGACAATCTCATCATAAAAGCACCTGGAGATGGCGTATCAATGGTAAAGGGGCTAGAACTACTTTAGATAAAATGATAAGTTATATGTGTAAAAGAAGACAGGAGAAATATAATAATGTGGTTGAGTGCCTTAAAATTAGCAGTTAGCGCAGGAAGTAAGATTTACGCTAACAAACAAAAAACAAAAATGGCAATGTCAGAAGCACAGCTCTTACATGCCGATCGTATGGCTAAAGGTGAAGAAGC